TATATGATTCTAAATATTAAAAATAACAAATGCTATATAGGAAGTAGTAAAAATATCAAAGGTAGAAAAGAACAACATCTTAGAGAGCTAAGAAAAGGTGTACATATCAACTCACATTTGCAAAACAGTTGGAATAAGTATAAAGAAGATTCTTTTATTTTTATAAAATTAGAAGAAGTAGAAGATTATAATCTTTTATGGGATAGAGAAAATTTTTGGATACATAAGAAAAAAAAGTTTAGAGAGAAATTTTGGTTATAATTTAAGCACTCCTAAACAAGATGAAAGATTATCTATGAGACAAGAAACTAAAGATAAACATTTAAGAGCTACATATAAACAATATTATTCTGAGAATCCTACTATATCTATAGAAGATTTTAGGAAAGGTAAAAGAGGTAGACATTTAAAACTAAAAGGTATAGACCAAAAAGAAAAAGTTTTTGCATTTAATAAAAACACAGGGACAAAAGAGTATGAATTTGAAAGTATAAGTAAAGCTGCTTCTCATTTTAAAATTTCTCAAAAAAGATTATCAGATGTATGTAATGGTAGAAAAAGATCTTGGGTGGGGTATATATTTATTAAAGAAAAAGATTATAATCCTAAAACTGAATATAGAATAGTCTATAAAAAAGATCTACCAAAAGAACCTAGAATACCTATTATAAGACAACCATTTAAAGGAAATCTTTTTAAATGTATTAATGTGCAAACTAATGAAGAAATTATTTTTAATAATAAATTTGAAGCAATAGAACAATTAGGGTTTACACAATCAGGTATAAATAAAGTTTTATATGGAAATAGAAAATCTCATAAGGGGTATAAATTTGAATTACTTAAATAAAAAATGCCCACATAAAATGCGGGCAATATACTCAGTACTTTCATAAGGTATCTCTCCTCTCTTATAAACACACCTCTCTGCCAATCTTGCAGATTGTCAAAGCTTACTTTGACTGCAAAGATATGGATTTAAACAATATAATCCAAATTATAACCTGTCTTTTTGTGATATTTTTTATCTAAAGCTTGTCTAGCACCTTCCCTAGATATGTTTAAAAATCTACCAAGTTCTGCTATTGTGTTAAATATGTGTTCTTCATTATCTTTATAAGCCCTACATTTATATCTCTCCATCTTTAGTTTCCAAGCTAAAGATTTTTGAAGTTGTAATTCAGACTTTAATCTTCTTCTTTTACCCCAAGATTTTATTAAGTTTAAATTAGAGTGATAGAATTCAGGAGTCACTATTCTATACTTATTTTTAATAGTATGCCAAGTATTAATTATAGAATAAGATAATATACTTTTATCTAGATATTTAGCACATTCTGCACCACTTTCAAATTCTCTATGTATCGTACCTTCTAAATCTAGAAGATAAACAGATTTTTTTAATACATCAGATCCTCCACCTGTACTTATCTTTGTTTTATTATATACTGTTTTCCAACAGTCTATGTTATCTAAATAGTATTGTTCCCTTGCTAGAAGAATATCAATATCACATTCTTCTAATATGGTAAAAGAAAAAGATTTTAAACCATATTTTTTAAAAGCAGATTGTAAGTGTTTATTAGGATGGGCATTCTTTTTTAATCTAGTTATATGTTCATTAAATCTTTTTAATATATTACATGAACTACCTATGTAGAATTTATTGTTTATAGTATTATTTATTTTATATATTCCTATCATATTTTTATTTTTACAAAGGTACAAATATTATTTAATAAAAATATGAAAGATTTTTAATATTTTTCTTTGTGATTAGAAAATTAGTTTATATCTTTGCAAAGTAAACATATAAAAATAAGAGATATGAATAAGATGTTAGAATTTGATATACTTGTAATATTACAAGATAGTCAAACACAGAAGTGGGAAGATATGGGAATTATACCTAATGAAGAACATATGGAACAAAAGTTTGTTAAATATGCTTTTAATCCAACTACAATTGCAGAGGTAAGACAAACTTTTGTTAAGTATGGACAAGAATGGTTAGATGCTGTAGTGTGTACTTTTACAGAAAATAACTTTGAAACTCCACCACTTCTTATACATTATAATGAATTTAAAAAAATGTTAGATGAGTATAATAAGGAAAGCACTGAAGCTTAAAAAGGAAGAGTTTTATAAAAAACATTTATTAATTATTAATCACATCTTACCTATACAAATGACAAATAAAGAAGCTGAAGTACTAGCTACTTTTATTTCTCTAGAGGGTGATATAGCTAAAGATCCATTTTCAACTTCAGGTAGGAAGATTGTAAGAGAAAGGTTAAAGATACAACCAGGTGGGTTGGGAAATTACTTAGATCAGTTAAAGACAAAAGGTTTTATAGTAGAGGATAAAAAATCTAAAGAATTAAAAATTATTCCTATTCTAATACCTAGTAAAACAGAACAAACATATCAGTTTAAATTAGAAGTAGATGAGTAGAATAAAAACTTACACAACATATACAGAAGTAACTAATGGTCTATTTGTAGATATACCAGATGAAGAATTTACATTTCTAGGTAGTAGTATAAGTAAAGGTTTGTATACTAGTTTTATAGATCCTATTGAAGCTAGATCTTTAACTACTGAAGATATTAGACAAGCAGTACAAACTATTCTAGTAGAACCTAGACAACAAGATAGACAAATAGTAGTATATACAGGAAGAAGTGGAATGAGAGAATTTCAACAAGCAATAGAGCAAGAGATTTACAGACAAATAACAGATATGAACTCTGTAGTAAACATGTCAGAAGAAGAAATAATACAATATCTAGATAGAATATCAGAACAATATGAACAACACAACAACACTATTTAAACTACAACATCCAGAGGATTTAATTTCTAGATTATTTATTCTAGAGTATGTAAGAGAGTTAGGAGTAGAAAAGATTAAAGAAAAATTAACAGAAGGAGAAACTAAGTTTTGGCTATATTCTTTTGAAGGAGATAACTCAGAAACACAATATGATTTTAATTGGGAATATTTATTATTTGTAATACCACTTCCTAATTTATCTAAAATTACAGAAAGATATTTAGAAGATATAGAAAGTATAGAGGCTAAAAGACAAGAGAGGTATGCAGCTTTTAGAGAAGCTAAAATGCAAGAAGAGTTATCTAAACCAGCAGATATTAATTTGTATGATATAGCTAAAGCAGATATGGATAGTCAATCTAAAAAATTAAACTAATGTCAGATGTTATTGAAGAATTTTATAAACAGCAAGAACAAATACATGATAGTATATCTCTTAGTGAATTTAAGCTTATTTGTAACTCTCCTTTTAAGTTTACTAAAGAGGTAATAAATAGAGGAACTTTAAAGAATATTAGACTACAGTATTTTGGTGTATTTGAAGTATCACCTTCTAGAGTAAAATATTCTCTTAAAACTCTAGAAGAAAATTATAAGGAAGGAAAGATTACTAAAGAGAGATATAATAAAAGAAAAGAAATTTTAGAAAGTTATGAAGAAAGCTAAATTAAATATAAAAAATATTCTAGCATATTTTCAAGGAAATTTGAGATATAAACTTTTTTATAGTAACTTTGCATTTTTAATAAGACCTCATATTAGAGAACAGATTCAAGTAAGAATTAATTCTATGGATCAAACTTGTTATAATCAAGGGTATTGTAAAATGTGTGGATGTCAAACTACAGCATTACAAATGGCAGATAAAGCCTGTGATAAACCTTGCTATCCAGAAATGCTTTCTAGAAAAAATTGGAAATATTTAAAAAATGGAGAGCAAATCTATGATAGAAGTACAGGTAAATGGTGGTGGTTATATGATTTTAAAAATATATTTATAGGAAATATATATAAATCTTTTGAACACATGATGGATGAACAACCAAAACCTAATTCTAAATTAGAAGAATCAGATATTGAACTATTTAAAACTTGTGAAGCAGATATAAAAGTATTAGAACCACATACTTTAGAAGATTTAAGAAATGGAAAGTTAATTAGAGAAACAATAATACCAAATAATGATTGTGAATAAAATGAATAATTGGAAAAACTATACAGTCAACATAGGACATGTAAAACAAAATACAAGTAAGACTTTTACATTTGAGTCTAAACTACCTCTAGATATTTCTAGAGTACAACCAGGTTGTGAAGGATGCACTAAATTTATAGACTATAAAGATAATATTCTTACTATTAAATATAATGCTCCTCAGTATCCAATACATTTGAAAACTATGGAACAAGTAATAAATAAAGAAATCATAATTTATTATAATGATGGAACACAAGATAAATTAAAATTTGTAGGATTTTTAAAAAGATAAAATATGAGAACTATAAAATATATTGTAATACACTGTACTGCTGGTCCACAAGATCAAAGTACAGAGTCTATAAAAAAATATTGGAAAAGTGGTTTAGGTTGGAAAAATGTAGGATACCATATCCTAGTTAGTAAAGATGGAACTTATGAAAGATTAGCTTCTGATGAAACTATAACTAATGGTGTGGCAGGTTTTAATTCTAATTCTATACACATATCCTATAAAGGAGGAGTAGATTCTAAAGGAAATGCTTTAGATAATAGAACAGAAGCACAAAAGAAAACTTTACTAACTTTAGTAAAAACTTTCAAAACTAGATATCCAAATGCTAAGGTACAAGGACATAGAGATTTTTCACCAGATAAAAATAAAAATGGGAAAATAGATCCTTGGGAATATATTAAAATGTGTCCATCTTTTGATGCAATAGCAGAATATAAAAATATAAAATAATACTATGGCAGAAAGAATAGAAAAACCAGTTCAACCACAATTAAAAATGCAACTTTTAGCATTAGCTATTAGTATGTATAAAGAAGATAAGGAATTAGGAAGTATAATACAGATATACTTAGATTTAAGGGAAGAAGTTTTAAATATACCTAATCCAAATAATCCAGTAGATCCAACACCAGAACCACCTTTAGAATAATGTCACATTTATTTATAGTAGAAAATAACATAGCTAAACCAAATACAGAAACTCTTCTTATAGAGCCTTTCAAGACTCTGTGGGAAAGAGATAAATCTAAAGATAAATCTCAAGTTATTAAGGAATTTACTTATATAGAATTAATGACTTCTAAGAAGAAGTCTAATCCTTATGCAGGTTATTCAGATGAAGTTAGGGCTCAGAAGTTAAAAGAATTTTTATTTAATGATAATCCAGAGTGGGAACCAGATATTGAAATTGAAAAAGGTTTAGCTAAAATTGTAGAGTTTCAAAAAGAAGCTTCCCCAACATACACTTACTATATAAGTGTATTAGAAGCTACTGAGAAGATGAAAGATTTTTTTACTACTTTTGATATTAATGAAGTAAATGATAAAGGTGCTAGAGTATTTAAACCTAATGAAATTGTAATGGCTATTTCTAATACAGATAAATTATTACAAAATTTACATTCAATGAAAGAAAAAGTAGAACAAGAATTGTTTGAACAAGCTAAGACAAGAGGTATGAAACAAATTAATCCATTTGAAGAATAATATGAGTAAAGAATTTGATAAAATAAAATTACCAGGAGAAACTATGCTTATTAAAAGAGATAAGCCTTTAGAAAAAACATCTTCAGGTATTTTTTTAGGAGAAAATGATACTGAAATAACTAATATAGGAACTATAGTAAAATTAGGTTCAAGTATTGTTAAGGGAGGTTATAATTTTATAGGTTTAAAAGTACGTTTTAAAGAAGCTTTTGGGGAAGCACTTATAATTGATAATGAAGAATATCTCTTCTTTAGGGAAGTAGAACCAAGTATATATTATTATATAAATGAAGAAGATTAGAGATGAAAAAGGAAAGTGGATAAACTCGCAGATATTTAGACAAGAAGCTATTAAGTTTCAAAAAAATAAAACTTATACTTCAGCTCCTTGGGGTACACCTGATTGGATGGAGTATTGGGAAACTCATTTAGAAAGATGTATCAGTGGTTATTCAGTATTTGAAGAAGATGGTACAGAACATAAAATTACAGGGCATCATTATGCTTATTTAAATTTCACAGAAATTCAAATTGTAGAACAAGGAGATGATGAAGAGTCCTCAGCAGCTGAAAAGATAACACAAAGTCCAGATTTTTGGGATGGAGACTATGATTACTTTTGGTCTTTAGAAATAGCTAGATATGGGTTATTTACAAAAAATACTCAAGTCCCTTCTACACCTGAAGAGAAAAGACAATGGAATGAATTAAATAAGAAATTAAGACTACTTAAAAAAGAATTAAAAGGTAACACTAAAGGAAACAAAGAATATCACGAGATAAAAGAACAAAGAGATAATATATCTTTACAAGTCTTAGATAGATTAAAGTTAAAAGTGAAACCTCATCTAGATTATTTAGATGGTGGTTATCATATGATAGTTGGTAAATCTAGAAGAAAGGGATATTCTTATAAGAATGGAGCTATATGTGCTAATGTATATAATACTCAAAGGAAAGCTCAAGTTCACCTTTAAGTTGAATAGCTTCCATATTATTTTGATGTTCAATTTGCATTTTTTCTCTTTCCCAATTTCTTTGAGCTTCAGCTTGTTGTTCTTGAGATTGTATTTGTTGTTGTTGCATAGCTTGCTCTCTTTCAGATCTATTAGATTCAGCAACTTTAAGTAGTTCTTCTGCCTCTTGAGTAGATTCAGAATTCATTATCATAAGTACATCTGATAATTCCACTTGTTGATTTTGTAATGCAGCATGAGATAATTGTTTCATAGTTTGAAGAGTTTCATCTGCTTTCATAGAGTTAGATACAAATAATCCATAGGTAGAATTTTCTAATAATTCATAATCTGGAGATAATTGTCTAACTGACATATCATCTAATACATAAGAAATAGATTTAGGTTGTAATTCAGTATATGCTACTTTAGCTGTTTCAATAAGAGCTTGTAATACATTTCTCTTGATAAGATTATGCATGTCAAAATATGGTTCAAGGATATTAGCTGATTGTACTAATGCTTGTTGAGTATTTCTAACAGCTTCTTCAGATCCAATTTGTCCTTCAATTTGTTTAGTTATACCAACAGATTCTCCACATCTCTTTTCTATATATTCAGCTAGTTGCATATACTTTTGTATATCAGAAACTAAAGACATATCAATCTCTTTAGCAGCTTCTCCAATATTAGAATTACCCTTATTTCCTTCTTCTGTAGGATCTAATAAACCTAACTTATTCACTTTAAAATAATACATCCATTTCTCAATGTCAAGACCTGAAGATTTTGGAATTAAATTAGCATTAATTAATAGAGATTTACCATCATCAGAACCTATAAGTAGTTCTATTCTATACCATAGTATATTAAAAAAGTATTGGTAATATTTCATTCTATCTACTAAAGAAGTTGTAGTAGAATTTAAATTATCATAGGTAGAACCTATGTAAGAAAGTTTACAATTATAAAGATTATCTAAGTCTTTATGTTGTCCAGGAACCTCTCTAAGCATAGCAAATTTATCATTCCCAATTTGATATCCTTCATATTTAGTAGGAATCCAAACTATTTCTTCTTTTAAATCTCCTGCTTCAGTGTTTAACTTATAAGATTCATCTACTATATCTTCATAAGGTTCTCCTGATAGTGGATCAATTCCACTAATAAATTTTAAAGCTTTTAAAGCTTTCCATTCTGCGTGTACAACTCTTACTCCTAAATTTAAAGATACTCCATCTTCTCTAAAAGTAAAAGCTGAGTCTGGAATTGAACTAGTATTATTATATTGTTCATATATTTCATCTAGTTCTACATTAGATAGTTCAGATCCAAAATACTTAGCTATATCAGAAGGTGTCATTGACATTTCATAACATGCCCAATCTCCATCTTCAATAAAATCTATTTCAGAAGATCTATCATAATCAAAATTAAGTGGATTTACTACTTTAAATATTGGATCTCCATTTACAGAGCCTACCCAATAAATTTCTTTACCTGAAATAAGTCCATGCTTCCAACCTTTATTAAACTTCATTTTTATGTTTTCTTTCTGAATTAAAAATTGAAGTAGTTGGTGAGCTAGAGCTTCTGCTGGATCTTGATGTTCTCTAGCCATATATTTTTTAACTTCAGGAGGAGTCATAGATTTTAGTTTTTCAGCAGTTTCTTGCTCTATTCTTTGTCTTTCTTCTGTAGTTAATTCTTGCCCTTTAGTTGCTTCTGCTTGTTCTAATTCTAATCTTTGCTTAATTGGGGCTATAATAGAATTAATAACATACTCTTTAAGTCTTCCAAATTCTTCTTCTTCTCTTCTAGTACTAGCTTCTGGATTAGTAGCTACTACTTTCCAAGCAAAAGGTCTTCTCATTTCCATTCCTAAAAGAGCTTTAATCTTACCAGATATAATATCTTTATTACTAAAGTCTACTGGTAATTCTCCTGCTTCCTTACCAAAAGGATAACATACATGTTCAAAATCTGTCTTGTTAATTATATTATTAAATAAATCATAATTAACTTTCATTCTTCTATAATCAGATATACCTCCTCCTAAATCTGTAAGTCCAAACATACTACCTGAAGAAAAAGAGATTTTATTTAAAGACCTAATTTGATCCTTATACCATTTTTTATCTCCAGATTCTTTTTGAGCTCTGGTTAATCTCTGTGTATTGTTAAAAATACTTTCACTCATTACTATTAATTTCTTTTAAACATTCTATCAAGTGCAGCCATTACACTTTTTATTTTTTTATTTTCAGAGGTAGAATAATCTTTTCCTAAATCTTCTTCTTGACATTGAAACATTACTTGCATAAATGCCATAACCCTATCAAAATTACCCTTCCTATTATACAATATTAATTCTTCTAGTAATCCAATTGAATAAATTGTTTCTAAATTTAATATTGCATTTCCATCTTCATCATAATCTCTTACTTCAAGTAACCAATCTTTAATGTATTTTTCTCCTGCATCTTTTAATTGGTCATTCATATGCATACCATATACTCTAGCTACTTTAGAATTTTTTACATTTTTAGAAATTACAGCATCTGGTTGTACAGCTAATTGATCTAATCTCTTAATTCTTCTAAAATAGTTTTTTACATGTGATACTTCATTTTCATGCATTATCTCTGCATTATATAAATCTGCTAGTTGAGAAGCTATTCTAGATACATCATCTGCTTCTTGTGGTCTTCCTATAAATTCTGCTACAATAATATTTTTAGAATAAGTACCAGAATGTATAGATTTATATACATATATAGCAGCTAAAGAAGTTCCTTCATCTTGGGAGTAAGGGTCAAATCCTATTTTATATAATCCTTTAGGAGGATTATCTACAGGATATTCATAAATTATTGGACATCCTGATATATCATCCTGTTTAACTTTATAATTGTAAATAGGTTGTAATTTATTTTCTAAATCTGGTCTAGCTACTATTTTACCATCTTGTCTTTCTAAATATACAGGAGTACCTTTTATAGTTTGTAAATGTTCTGCTCTAACTTTATTAAGTTGATTTCTAAGTTCTACTACTGGAAAGTTATTAGTACTAACAGTTAAGAAAGCTTCTGATGGAGAGAAAGGAAACTCTTGCATATGCTTCTCTACAATAACTGATGAAGAAGCTGCCTCCATTTTTTCTCTTCTTCTTTCAAATTCAAACTCTGTAGCTCCTTCTATATCAGAATTACCTTGTTCATCATAGAAACCTTCCATATTCCAAGTTACAGGATGAAAGAATCCACATGTAGTATTTTCTGCATTTTCATCCCATATATTCATAAAAGGCATTAACCTATATGCTGTAGGATTATAAAACATATCTGCATAATCTACAGTACCTGATTCCATATCCCCACCTGTACCAAAGATAATAATTTGTCCAGTAATAAATCTACCCCCTCCAAGTGCAGGTACAATAGCATTAAAAGAATCTTTTAAATTTGGAAAAGCTCCTGCTTCTTCTAATAAAAATATCTTACCATCTTTACCTCTAGCTGCATCTGGATTATCCTTAAATGTGAGAGCAAATATTTCAGACTCATAACCTTTAATAGTTGTGATACCATTAACAGTAGTTTTATAAGAAGCTTTTTTATGATCTACTTTATCTGTATCATCTCTAGACTTAGCCCATCCTGTATGAGTATTTAAGAAATTTAAATAATTAGATGCCATACCCATTGTTCCTTGTGGAAATAAGAATTTCTTCTCAAATGCCCCAATAATTACCTGAGCTTTCCTTTGAGTATTATATACATTAGCACATATAGCTCCATTCTTATAAGAATATCCCTTTCTTCTAGATTTACCAACTATCATATGATAACCACCATCTAAATAATCTAGATGAGGTTTCACCTTTAACTTTAATCTATCTAAGACTTGTAAAGATATATTATCTCTTTGTTCTTTTATCTCGTGATATTCTTTGTTTCCTTTAGTGTTACCTTTTAATTCTTTTTTAAGTAGTCTTAATTTCTTATTT